AAACACCACCCAATTATACCCGATTTGCATCCATTTTACTCAGTTTGTTACCGGTATAGTAACAAAACCCCAAACAAACAGACAATTGACAATAATGGATAATCTTGGTATTTTATAACTATGGAGGACGGTATGAAATCATACATTATAGCAAGTGGTATAAGCAAAGGCGACGAATCTAGACCAGATTGGGAATGGCAAACTATTGATTTATTAGGTTTTATTGCTGAAAAACTTAAAGAAGATAGATTAACAGTTAAAAAAGAAGCGCGGTATAGACTTAAGTTTCATCAAATTGCACAAGTAGAATTGAAGCATCAGAAAAAGGCAGCGTAATATGATCTTAAATGCCGATGATTATCGAGTTAACGCAAAACCAATAGAAATATTACTACGTGATAAAACTGAACAAGAGCGTTATGAGGCTATAGGACCAATTGCCGTAGCATATGGTGTACCAATTATTATTGTATGTTGTTATGTCGGCGAGTTATATGGCTTTAGTCCCCGTCTACTTGACTTTATAGATCGTCTAAAGGTATTCTATACGGTGACAGATATAAAAGGAGTTACATATGTATAAATTACTAATAGTATTATTACTCATTGCAGGTTGCGGTCCTCAATACATAATTGAAAAGGGTCCGCAAGGCGACCCAGGAGCCCCCGGTGCAACAGGAGCCACCGGTGCAACAGGAGCCACCGGAGCGACGGGTGCCCAAGGACCTCAAGGAATACCCGGTTTAAACGCCGCACCGACCACAGCAGTGCAATTCTGCCCCGGTTATACCCCCACCTATCCAACAACCTTCCCTGAGTCAGGATTGTGTGTTGGAGGCAATATATACGCTGTTTATTGGGATGGTACTAATGCATGGTTATCACTGATACCTCCGGGACACTATGCGTCAACTTCGACAACAGCTCCGTGTAACTTTACCGTAGTCGCCGGTTGCGTTATAAATAATTAGCTGACAGTAAATGAGGACTTTGGTGTTCTTTAATCAAGCGGACAAAGAATATGAAAAAATATAAGTTGAGACTAGATTTAAAACGGGAATTAGGATTAGTTACATTGTTTAGGATAGAAAGGTTATCTAACGGTGAATTGGGCGGATACATTGAAAGCGAGAAAAACCTAAGTCAGGTTGGCCACGCATGGGTATCCGGTAACGCATGGGTATCCGGTAACGCATGGGTATCCGGTAACGCATGGGTATCCGGTAACGCATGGGTATCCGGTAACGCATTGATATCCGGTAACGTACGGGTATTCGGTAACGCATTGATATCCGGTAACGCATGGGTATTCGGTAACGCATTGATATCCGGTAACGCACGGGTATTCGGCGATGCACAAGTATCCGGTAACGCACGGGTATTAGGCGATGCACAAGTATCCGGTAACGCACGGGTATTCGGTAACGCATTGATATCCGGTAACGCATGGGTATTCGGTAACGCATTGACATCCGGTAACGCACGAATCGAAAACATCAAAGAAATACTCAATATCACAATCGCTTTTAAATTCTCAATAACCATAACTCCAGACAATATCGTTATAGGTGACCACTTAAAGAAACGTTCGGAATGGTTGAAGGTAACTAAAGAAGAGGCAGAAGAGCTGGGTTTGACAGGTGAATTATATGAGATTTATAGATCGGCTATCAAATGGGGAATGAAGATGGTGCCAAAGAGAAAGCGGATTCAGAAATAAATAATTAGTTGACAGTAAATGAGGACTTTGGTATTCTTTAATCAAGAGGACAAAGAATATGAGCGTACTAACACTAATAATCGTAGCATACATAATATACTTAATGGTCAAATCAGATCGTAAGAAGGCAGCAGTTGTAAGAGAACAAGCTAATGTTATCGTTGTAGAAGATTTAATTGCTAGTCGCCAAGCCTCAAGAGAACTAAAAGAGTTTTATGCTAGAGAAGCAGAATATGAAGCTTATAAGGCTTCGAAAGGAAAATAGTATGATTTGCCGTAACTGTAAAAACCCCGGAATCCGGAATGAAGTATTAGGAAAAGAATTCTATTACTGTCGTACTTGTAAGGAAGAAATAACCTTAGAACTTAAGGAAGAAGAAATGAGTCAAGAAATGCTTGATAAACTCTTCGATGACTGGCAGAAAAATCCAGCAGCTCAGTTTACAGTAGATAATAGCCAATGCTATACTAGAGATGCTAGCTATGTTGATATAACTTGGGTTGGTAAAGGACATACTACAAATTGCAATTGTAAAGACTGTGATGATACCGTCCAGGAGTTGCAATGGGCTTTAGGAAACCAGCTGAGTCTAGCGAATGAAATATCGTTTTGTACTGAGTTATGGCAATTTCTTGAAGTTCATGATAGAGAGAATTTAGCTTATATGTATTTAACTCCAGATGCAGAACAAGAGTCAGTTAGAGCACAAGAATATAATTTATTGAATCTGGCTATGGCAAATATAATAACTGAGAATTTTACTGCCAATCTTGAGCTACTGTCTGTAATTTTAGACTTAAGAATGTCTTATATAAGAGAGGAATAAATATGATGTATCATTTAGGGAACAGATTTGTACTATCTAATATCGAGTGTGTTGTGTCCTTTATAGACTCACGAGGATACGCTCACGTATCACCGGTAGAAGACGGAGATGAATACAGAGGTGATAAACTCTACAAAGGACTTGTATTCGCGGTGCTAGATCGAAAAGGGAAGGATTTGCATGGAGAAAAAGCCATAGCACTACCCAATCTAGAATGCGGTGCTGTGTGACCTCTTACGTATTGATATTAATAAGTTTGGGTCTTATTATCGTTGCTTTTATAATGTGGGATTAAGAGCATATTAAACGATTTAACTTGCTCACAAGGATATAATTTATGTTATTGGTAATCGAGTGTACGTATTGTGGCTTTAAATGGGAAAAAAACGTGTATATGAGGGGAAGTCTAGATTCAGAGTGCTGTCCTAAATGCAAGGATAGAAACTTAAAGATTAAGGATAAAGAAGATTGCACAATAGATACCTATAAAGGCTGCCCACCTTTTAAAAAAGAAGAAGAGGATGATAATATGGGAATTATTCATAATTATATTACTCTTGACAGTTTGGACCACTCTTGATACGCTTTAAGCATAGAGGTTAGGTTCGGCGGGTTCCTTCCTACCAAAAGCGAGAACCCCCAAAGTTTGGCCCGCGTACCCCACAAGTTCCTTTCCTTGTGGGGTTTTATATTTGAGGAGTTATAATGTCCTTATTTATTTTTATGGTAGTTTATTGGATTATTATAATCCTCAATGAACCTACAGACTTAGAATGAGTAAATTAATGGTTGACTATATTACGGTTTTATTAGATACTATAAGTATGAATAACGAAATTACTAAAAATAAAGCATATGTGGTAGGAAGACTTTTAACCGGCGAATACGTTGTAATCAATAGGTCAACGAAGAAAATTCAAAGTGCCTGGAAGAACCTTCAAGAAGCTAACGAAACTGCAAGTAGACTTAACAAGTTGTTTTCATAGGAGAATATATGAAAAGTAAACTAACAGATATAGCAGTAGCAGCAATAGTTTGGTCAATGGTATTAGCTACTCAGATACTTAATTGGCTAGTAAGAAGCTAATAAATGGTCAATCCGCTAAATATGTAAGCTGAGATGTCCTCAGACTACTCTAGACCAACCTTGCCGGTAGGAGGAGACTAGATAATGAAAACCGGAGTTAAATGAGTATCTTTCATGACTAACGCTCGTAAAGCTGAATTACGAAAGCAATGGGGCTTAGCCAATCCTGAAAAGAAGAAACTTTCAGATCGTAAACAGTCTCTAAAAAAGAGATATAACATCACACTAGAACAATACAATGAACTATTTATTAAACAAAATGGTTTATGTGCTGGTTGTGATCTGCATGCCTCGCAGTTACGACGAAATTTATGTGTCGATCATGACCACTTTACAGGAAAAATTAGAGGTTTATTGTGTGATGATTGTAATATTATCTTGGGGCATGCGAAAGATGATATGAAAACGCTTCATCAATTAACATCTTATTTAGAAAACTCACAATCCGATTTGGCGGGTTATAATACCAAAGTAGTGGAAGTAAAATTCCCTAAGAAAGTTGGATAGTTATATCGCTAACAGAAACTTTGCAAACTCACGTATTTATACTGGACATGTTCAACCTGTCCTTTTAGATTGTAACTTTATTGTTGATTCCACCAATGGAAATGGATTAGGAATTCGTTCTCTTAAAGGTCCGTATATTCAGAACGTATTTATGCATACTAGTGCTACTCCTGGTCTTGGAAATTCAAATCCGGCAACTCCTGGAATTGCTATCACCAATCCAAATCCAGCTCCTGGAACAATCGTAGTTCAGTTTCAAGATAGTTATAGCAGACTTTATACCGGTGGACATGCTATTGTATCTCCACTAGGGTCTAGCTTAAAAGTTGATGCTAGCGATGCCGCTTTAACCATTGGTGTGGCATATGTTATCACCGTTCTTGGTGATGCGACTGCTGCTGACTGGTTAGCTTTGGGCGTTCCTTCAGGATTAACTCCTGCTGTTGGATTAGCTTTTATTGCTAAAGCTACGGGCCACGGCGTTGCATCCATAAGCAGGGTTGCTCCTACAGCTGCTGCTGGTTCGGCAATCTTTGACATTGAAACAGTTGGCGACAGTAACCAGGCTTTAGCTCCTGCGCAACCGCTTTCGTTCCCACAAGGTTTTGGAGCTCAAATCATTCTTCAATGCCGTAATGCTAGCGGCGGAAGTGCTGCTTCTGCTATTGCTGCACCTGCTGATGGATCTGTAATTACTTTGAGTTTCTTACTAAGCAACAGTTCAGTACTTGTTCAAGGTGAATAGTTCGTATACCCGAACAACAATTGCTTAAAACGTAATGAATTCGGGACCATATAGCCATGGTATAAGGGCCGGAGGCGTGCGAGTCGCCCATACAGTTTTTAACGATCTGTCCTCCGGCAATTCCTCTCCCTTGCAAAATAGGTGATGAATCGGGGGTTTTTAGGAGACTAAATGGCTGCTCCAGCAACCCCAAATAACTTTTATGTCCAACAAGGCAATCGACAGGTATATTTGAGTTGGGATATATCAACTGGTGCTACCTCATATCTTATTCAACGAAGTACAGATGGCGTTAACTTTACGGCTTTGGCAACTTCTTTACTTAATAACTATTTAGATATAACTGTAAGTGTTGGAATTGAATACTTTTATCAAGTAGCTGCATCCAATGGAACCATTAGTCCTTATACTACACCGCAATCTATAATCCCTACACCAACTGCGGAGATGAGTTTAGGTCAATTACGACTCATGTCACAGCAGCGAGCAGATCGAGTTGGATCTAATTTTGTTACTTTACCTGAGTGGAATAGCTTCATCAATCAAGCCATGTTTGAGTTATATGATCTATTAGTAACTGCCGATGAAGAATACTTCATTGCTACACCGGCTCAATGGCCATCACAACCTAATAACAATAATCAAACTTATTTATACCCTCTACCAGACGGCGTAACTCCCTTTGTTAATGGTATTAATGGAACGCCAGGCTATATAGCTCCTGCGTATTATAAGATGAAAGGTGTAGATCTATCTCTTAATACTGCAAATAATGCTTGGGTTACAATCAATAAATTCAATTTCATGGATAGAAATAAGTTCGTTTATCCCAACACAGCTTCCACCATATACGGTGTGTTTAATCTACAATATAGAGTAATGGGCAATAATATTGAATTAATTCCAACACCATCTGCTGGCCAAAATTTACGGATTTGGTATATCCCCCGCTTGACCCAGTTGTTACAAGACACAGACTTAACTTCAACGGGTATATCGGGATGGAATCAATATATCATTATCAGAGCTGCTAAGTATGCTTTAGATAAAGAAGAATCTGATACAACGAAATTAGACCAAGAACTCGTATTCCTTAAACAACGTATCGAAGAAACCGCAGATAATCGAGATATGGGTCAACCTGATCGAGTTACGGACATACGACAAAACGGTCAATGGGGTTCGATGAATGGTGGATACGGCAACGGCGGTCCAATAGGTGGTTATTAGTATGAAGAATATCTTAGCTATAGTTTTATTAGTATATTTAACAAGTGTAGCAATGGCAACTGGTTATCTTGTCGGACATAATAATGGTTATGAAATCGGTAAACGAGTCGGACAGGTAGAAGCATTGATGCAGAGTAGTGGTTCTTGTTTTTTGCATAATGGAAAGAGGGAGTAATGGCACTTCCTATATTCCAACAGCAATCTAATCAACCTTTTATGTTAATGCAAAGTCAATGGGCATCGCAGTTGAATCCTATTATTAAGAATCCTCTGACTAATCCAACAATTCTTTCGAATATTTCGTTGGTATCAGGAACTAACGTTATTAATCACAGGTTAGGGACAACTCCTACTGGGTGGCTTCTAATAGACATTAACGCAGCAGCTACAATATATAGGTCTCAACCGTTTAATTCTACGACTTTAACCCTAACAAGTTCAGCACCATGCGTGGTGTCATTGGCGGTATTCTAATATGGCAACTACCACTATTTCTCCTAATATGTTATTACCTGTTCCTGTTGTGGGTGTTGACAGCGGTCCGGATTACGCAACGCAAGTCAACAACTCGTTAAATATCATAGATTCTCACAACCATAGTTTAAATA